TGCTATCTGTCGATCCTCGTCTTTGGGGCCGACAAGATACGCCACATCTGCGACTTGCGGCTTGATGCCGAGCAATGGCATCATTCGCGATATTGCAGCCCATTGCTCATGGCGCCGCGTTGCCTTGCGGTTGCCGTCATAGTTTATTTTTCCCGCCATTACTCCACCACCGGCACAAGGTCACACCGATCGTTCGGATGCAGCGGCGGACCCGCCACACCTTCATAGTCCAGTTTCATTTTGCCGCCGTCCGTGCCCGTCAGGATCGTGCCCTGTTGCAACTGGTCCGGTGTCTCGCGTAGTCCGTACTGTCGTCGCCCGTTGTATATCTTCGCGGCTTGCTTGCAGAACTCGCACGCGCCCGGCGCCAGCAGCCAGCGTTTGCCGGTTACAACACCGGATTGCTCCCAGCCCTCAACTTGCCCCTGCACGAATGCCCTGGCAGACTCCGTACGTGCAATAGCCTCGGACCGCGCCGGGCCAAACGTGGTCTCATTCAATGCTCGCACCGCTTGCGTCAGGTCCGCGATACTGCCGCCGCCGCGCTGCCACGTGCTGTGCGTGAGCTGTAATGATCGCAACGTCTCGGCTTGGATGGCGCCGGCCAGCCGCGGCACGTACTGGTCAACGAACTCGACTACCTTGGGGTTGGTCACGTCGAACGGGTCGTACTCATCCGGCAACTCACCGAGCGCGTGATCGGCACCGAAACCCAGCGCACGAAGTAGATCCTCGCGCAACTGCTGTTCTACAAGCAGCGTGTTTTCCATCACCGCCGATACCATGCCGGTGAGTTCGTCGGCCTTGGCCGCCTTGACCCCGCCCAGCCGCGCCAGCACCGCCGCCAATTGTTGCTGGAATATCCGCGCCAGCACGTCCCGCATCGATGCTACAACGGCCGACGCCTCGCCCTCGCGCACGTCCTGTTCGGCCGGCGCCTTATGGCGTAACTCGGCCTGTGACTTGGCGAATGCGTCGCCGTGATTAAATTGGAACATCCCGGCCAATGGGTCGGCCGGTTGCCCAATATCTTCAACGCTCACCCCGTTAACCCGCGGCACATCGCCGATCTCGGGCGCATACGACTCTAGCCCCTGTTCATTGCGGACCTCATTCCACGTGCGCAGCCCCGCGTTAGCGTCCTCAATCCGTGTAGTATGGTCAAATTGCCGGTTCTCGGGCAGCGGATTGTCGTAGGCCAGAAACGCGTTGTTCGCGATCTCCGGCCCCCACAGCGGCAGGATATACTCATTCAAGAACTCTTCGTGTCCGTTCAGTGCCGGGATCGTTACATCCTTAACCCAGTCAAAGTCGCCTTGCTCGGCGTTGGCCCGGTTCGGGTCATTGGCCTTGAGCTTGGTAATCGGCACGTCGCAGATCGCCGCTACTTCCTCGACAATCTCTTCGGTCTTGACCATGTCCTTCGGAGCCCACTGCATGGGCTGGATCGCCACGTCACCCGTCACGGTAACAAACTTGCCCGCGTCACGGCTGTCGCGGAACCGCTCTTCGATGTCAGCCTCGAAGCGCTCGATCGACTCTTCGGACTGGCCTTCCTTGATAATGAACAGATAGTCCGGCCGCGCAAAGTTGCGGAACAGGCCTGTACGGTAGTTGTGGTTCGCAACGTTCTGCTGAATAACCGACCACCCGGCCTCGACCTTGCCCATGCCGTAGTAGAGGTCGCGGGGGTTGATGTCGCGCCAGTGCTTGGCCTCTTCGGCCTCAAAGAAGATCCGGCTACGCCGGCCACCGTACCAGTAGCCCTTGATCCACTCACCCGACTCGGCAGCGCCCGGCACAATCTCAACCCAATGGCTGAGCATCGGCCAGAACTGTGACGGTGCGCCCGTAAGTAGGTTCAGCACGGGATGTACAAACGAGTTGCCGGTTAGCTGGTAGTGCAGGTGTTGCATCTCGGCCAGCATCGTGCCCGTCATCGCTGGGTTGGGACGCGCCAGAGTGTCAAGGATCGGATGCTCTTCGGTCACTTCTTCGTAATCATCCGCGAACTCGATACCCTTGCGCATGACGTACAAACTGGGCTGCGCCAACGCGTCGCCCCGCAACCACCGCTTGGCCCGCTTGGCCAATGGGCGCGTATCCCACATGAGCGATCGGCCGGCAACGGGCGAGGTCTTGCGCACGTACAACCGCAGCGGCTGCGAGGCGCGCGCCTTGGCGTTGATATTCAGTGCCTTATAGACCCACGACGCGTAATGCCGCGTAGCTTCGTCATAGCTGTACGGCTGTTGCAGCCGCTCACGGCCACCCCGAATCACGCCAGCGGACGAGCGGATTTTCTCGCTGGTCGTCTGTTTCTTGGTACGCACAGCCCGGCGTCGGGTCGCCTTGCGTTTGGCTTTGGTTGCTGGCATTACACCACACTCCACATTCGGTTACGGCGGTGACGGTGCCGATTCGCCACGTTCACCACCCGCGCCCGCAACGGCGTCTGCCCCAGCCCGTCCACGTGCGCCACCGCGTACCGCAGCGTATCCATGCCGTGGTCATCATCCTTGACCGGCGCTTCCTTGTTGGGTTTCCCGTCCTGACCCTTGGGCCACACATAGCCCTCGATTTCCTCGGCCGTGCAACACGGCTTGCCGGCTTCGTGTAGCGTCTCGTCGCGCGACACCAGCACATCGCGCAGCACGAACAGCCGCGGCCGCCCGTCGCCCGCTACAGCCAGGCGGCGCTTGACCGCTTCAATGCCAGAGCTAATCGCCTTGCGTGCCGGGATCGTATGAATGCCCTCGGCCGCCAACGTAGCACGGTCCTCGGCGTCATGGTCCGCAACGGTCGTAACTACATGATCGGGGTAGCTCTTGATTTCGCGCGCCCATTCGGACACCAACCGACCCGCGCCGTACAGTTCGCGATACAGGTACATGCGGCCATCGCCGTCCAACGCCCACCACTGGCATACGAACGGGTTGGTGTAGCCGAAGTCGATCGACCGTATGCGCGTCCAGTCCTGCGGTATCTCAAACGAATCGATCAGGTGGACGGCCGGGTCGAACTCGTCATACACAAGTCCCTCGGCAGCGGCCCAGCGGCCTTCTAGTAGCCGCATGCGACGCAACCCCGACAACCGCCCAAGGTTGACAATGTATGCCGCGCCCGCCTTGGTGGCCTCGCCCGTGGACTTATGCAGCAGTGGGTTGTCCTGGTGGCGGCTCAGCAGCCGCGCCATGCCGCCATCATTCGCCCGCACGTTGAGCCAGTGACTAGGCGCGGCCGGGTTGCAGTCAGCAATGATCTGGTGGTAGGCCATCTTGTTGTTGCGCAGCCGGGTAAGTAGCCGCTCCCAATCGTCCTGGCTGAACTCGGTCGCCTCGAATGCACAGATCATGTCGTATTCGCTAGACATGATCCGGGCCGCGTGGTCGTTGCCCGTGCGGTCCATACCGCCAACTACGACAGTCGAACCGTTCGCAAACTCGTACACCGACCGGAACCGGCGCTGAGTACCACGTAAACAGGGATGGTTCGCCGGCACCACTTTATCCTCAAATGTGACCAACACTGATTCGGACGCGCTGCTGCGGGTCTTGCGTACAATCAGGCCGCGCATGCCCGGATACTTATGAGCGCAAGCATAAAGCTTCTCAAGCGCCGCCCGGCTCTTGCCCGTACCCGCCGGACCCTCGATCAACACCTCCAGCTCGCGACAGCGCCACAGGTCAAGCGCCGCCCCGCGCGGCTCATACGGCCGCTGCTCGGGCGTGACCTTGTGTCGCTTCTTCGGCTTGGTGGTTGCTACAGCCACAGGTAAACGGTCCCCGTTTTCTCGGCCCCGGCTGCGGCGATTGTCAGCGTCAACCGACTCTTGTAGACCACGCCGGTATTAGCCGCCTTAACGTACTCGGTCGCTGTTGTGTGGCGATCGGTGCCGGTCGCCAGCATAACATCCACACCGTTTTCGTCTGTAATGGTGATGTCATAGTCAGCGGTTGGAGCGGTTGCCCCAGGATCGGTTATCATGCTGATCTCTTTGCTCGTAAAAGAACCAGCGGTCTGTGAAGATACCGATCCGTCCGTGGCCGAGGTCCACGCCCACGTAATTTGGTTGAACGGCTGCTTGGTGTCCGTGTCCTCGGTCAGTGTTACGATCTGGTCGGCCATGTCTCTACCTCGTTAGTTTCGTATCGTTTCGGCTCGGCTCGCGTCGTTTCGACTAGTCATACCTCGTCCATTGTTGCGCCCATGAGAACCTTGAACGGCTCGCCGCCGCTGGTGTGGTCTACGTGCTTCCGGTCCGCGAACTTGCCCGGCTTGTTGCCCTTGAGAAGGAAAATCAGTAGCAC